GAAACAGCTAATTTATGCCAGTAATACCTTTCCTTTTCCCAGATGAGCCATGCGGCAGCGATCTAAACAAGTATATTATACCCCCGCCTAAAAAGCAGGGCGCAAATTGTAGCGACGCCGTACCAGTTTTTGAAGTTGATTGCCCAGAGCTTAGTTCGGTTGTTGGGCTAAACTTCTTTCCAAAGAAATGCACCGTTTTGAAATCCGGTAAAGAGGAAAATAGCAAAGCCTGGTGGATTTCTTTTTGGAGCAATGGAAAGTTTTTCACGCTAAAATCAGACGAACCACTACCACCGTTTATTAAAGACGGCGCATTGATTGACTTTGAGTGGGAGGTTAAAAATGGCGTAAGTATTGCCAAAATGCACGAAGTAAAACTCTAGCCATGCTTTCAGAAATCCTATACCCCGCCATAATTCGCCTTATCCGGGCCTTTCCACCTGGATACGCAAGCCGCCCAAATTCTTTTGGCGCGGTTTACACGTTTAAGGACATCGACAGCGACAACCTAAACGCATCGATGAATGACGGGCGAATTGGCCATTACTGGGGGCGAAAATGGGAGGCAAGCGGCAAAGATTCAAGCCAAATCCAGTACGAAAACGCGCTGATTTTTATCAGAAAAGAATCGGTCACGTTTTCGGAAGTAACAAAGCGAGTTGGAACAAAGATTTGCCAAAGCCTTGAAATCGGTATTGCCTCGCTACCTGAGTGCGAAGGATGCCAGACGGCGCGAAGTGATAACCAAATTGAAATTGACAACGCGGTTGTGCTGAATGAGATCGTTTGGGAATTGAGCCGGATTGAGCCGTTTCTTTTGGACATACCCACAAACCTTGGCGGCGTTGGAGTTTCTACGTATTGGCTCACCCCATCGGAGGTTGCTTACTTGAAAACGCAGGGCGTGATATTCCCAACGTTCAAAAATTGCACGGCGTTTTTGTCAGTCAAAAAAACTACGGACGCGTTCACCTCGTTTGAGTACGGAACCGCCGGAATGATTATAACCACCACAAGGCTCCAGGTTTGTTGGTGTGAAAGCACGAACGTGGCTTACAACTTTGCGGTGAACGAGTTTGACCAAGCGGCCTTTACTCAATGCGAGACTTGCTAAGCTATGGCCCAAGTAATTGACACCGTCCGCAACATTATCCGTGACCGCTTTGAGCAAGAGCTTAAAGCGATAATTCAGGATTTGAAGGACGAACTAAACCAGGAGGGCCACCGGGCGACGGGTTCGCTAGAAAAGTCATTTGAGGCCGAAATAAAGGACAGCGACAAAGGCGGGCTTTTGGGCACTATCTTTGGAAATGATTATTGGCAGGCGGTGGACACGGGGGTAAGCGCGTCCCGTATCCCATACAGCCCGGGCAAAGGCAGGGGTGGAACGTCCAAGTATATACAATCGCTTCTTGATTGGTCGGCGGTGGTGAAGCCTGAGCTCAGCGACAAGGAAAGAAAGGGTTTTGTTTTTGCGGTGGCCACGGTTGCCAGCCGCGAGGGCAATCCAACCAGGGGCGCGTATTCTTTTTCCAGAAATGGGGAGCGCAAAAACTTTGTTCAAAGAACACTGGACAAACACATAAACACTTTGGCTGCAAAATTAAACGGTGGAAACCTTGCCGATAAAATTGCAGCCGAAATATTAAAAGCCGCGTAATGGCCACACAGTCCGCAATCATAAAGATAAACTTAGAAGTTGACGGAGGTCAAAAAGTAGCTCTTTCGGTAACAAACCTCAAAGAGCTAAAGGCGGCTATCAAGCAGATCAATGACACGCGCATCACATTTGACCCGCGTTCCCCTCAATTTGCCGCCGCATCCAATCAACTTAAAACCTTACAGGGGCTTTACAAGGGGCTTGCCAAGGATGCAGACAGCGCTGAGGTGCAGATCAACCAAGCCAACGCCGCGCTAAACGAGCAACCCAAAGCGATTGGGTACTACCGACAGCTCCAGGCGCAATTGGTCACGCTGAAAAATCAGTTTAAGGATCTAAGCGAAACCGAGGCAAAAGGCAAATTAGGCCAAAACCTTGCGGGGCAAATCAATGGGATTTCCACAAAACTAAAACAGCAAGACGCGCTAATTGGTGACTTTCAGCGCAACGTCGGCAATTACAAAAGCGCCATTGGGGGGATAGGCAGCGCATTGGCTCCAAATCTGGTTGCGGGCGGTGGTATTGTGTTGGGCGTTTCATTGGTTAAGGACGCAATGGTTGCGGGTGTAAATCAGGCAATTGCGTACGAAAAAGCATTAGACAGCCTTTCTGCGCTTACGGGCCTTGAGGGAGCGGCGCTTGATAACCTGGACCAATTGGCGCGGTCGCTGCAAACCATTGACGTTGAAGGAAGCAAGATTGTAAACACCGGGCCCGAAATTCTAAACGCCTTAAAACTTGTGGGCGGTGCGCGTCCTGAATTGTTGGGCGATGCCGACGCGTTGTCTGAGGTAGCAAAGCAGGCAATTATACTTAGTAAGGCAAGCGGTGACGAGCTAGAGCCGTCAGTATTGGCGCTTACCACCACACTTGGACAGTTCAAGCTAGAGGGTGGCGACGCGGCACGGGTTGCAAATGAACTCGCAGCAGGCGCAAAAGAGGGAGCCGCCGAAATTCCAGACATCACAAGCGCCTTAAAGGAGTTTGGTACGGTTGCGGAAATTGGGAATGTGACAACCTCAGAAAGTATTGCGCTGATTGAAACCCTCGCAGACCGACAGCTTAAAGGCGCTGAGGCTGGAACACAGCTTAGAAACGTTTTGTCAAAGCTGGCAAGCGCTGACATTTTGCCGCGCACAGCACAGGCGCAATTCCAAAAACTTGGCATTGATATAAATGTCCTAAAGGATGCGTCCTTGCCACTAGAAACCCGCCTCCGTGAGCTTGGAAAAGCACAAGGCGACGTTTCAGCACTTACCAAAATATTTGGCCTTGAAAACTTGCAAGCCGCTACCATCATTACTTCCGGCCTCGACAAGTACACCCAACTAAATGAAAAAATACAGGGTACAAGCGAGGCGTATCGACAAGCCGGAATTAATGCGGACAACACAGCAACCAAGCTGCAAAACCTTGAAAATGGGGCGCTGAATAGCCTTGAAAAAAAGTTTTCAGGTGCGACAAGCTCGGGCGGTAAATTCCTGGACTTCCTTGGATTTCTGATAAATGACATTGATATTGTTGGCGGGGCAATAGAGGCGCTTTTACTGCCTTTGACATTGGTAGATAATGCGTTTAAAAGCTTTGTTGGGTTTCTTGGATTAGAACAGGGGGTTTTTGCAAGTAAGCCCGGAAAAGCGCCGTTACAGCCGGACTTCCAAGTTGAAGACCCGTTTTTAAAAGAGGTTCAAAACCTTAGAGATTTCAATGATTTTGCCGGGCCGGACCAAACCGACGAGCTGCTTAAAAAGGTAAAAGAGCTCACCGGGGCAACGGATGCGGACACGGCGGCAACAGATAAAAACACAGCGTCCAAAAAGAAAAACAGCGATGAAAATTTAGGGGCCGCTGATTCAATAGCCCGCCTGACCAAGCAGGTGCAAGCGGCTCAGGACGCGCTTTCAAAATCAGCGCAAAGCGGCATAGGGAAAGCCACGGCAAACCTGGTACTTGCTGAGCAGGCGCTTGCCAGGGCAAAGGCTTTGGAAACGGAGGCGCGAAACCCTACGCAAAACCTTACGGAAGTACAACAGGCAGAGGCGGGGCTTGTAAGCCTTGGCGTTGAGATAGACCCTAAAGCAAATGAGGCGAAAAATAAAGCAGATCTAGATAAGCTTGCAAAGCAGCTTGCCGAATCGGTTGGGGTTGTAATGCCCGTTGAAATTGACCAGGACCAAGTACGCAAGGATTTTGAAATCCAAAAGTATTTTCTTGGCGAGGAAGATCGGCTTAGACAGGAAAACGCAGACAAGGAAAAGCGCCGAAAGGATGATCAACGCCAACAACAGGAACAGCTTTTTGAGGCCGGATTGAACGCCGCCTCAAATTTCAATTCCCAACTTGCAGCCAATGACTTGGCCCGGATAAATACGGAGTTGCAAGCGTCCAACGCCGCAATTCAGGAAGAGTTTGACAAAAAGCGCGAAGCCGCACAGGGCAACGCTCAAGTCCTTGCAAGCCTAGACAAGCAGCAAAAAGAGAAACAACTTGCAGCCGAAAAGCAAGCGGCCAGGGAGCGCAGAAATATTGCGATTAAGGAGGCAACCATAGCTTTCTTTTTGGGGCTTATCAAAGCTGGCGGCAACCCCGTACAAACAGCCTCAGTTGTTGCGGCCTACGCCCTTGGACTAATCGCTATCAAGGCGCAAGAGTTCTTTGCGGGCGGTACTGTAAAGGATGGAATCGGAAATCAGGAAGGCGTGGTTAAAACGCCAAATATGAAACCAACCCGCCGGGGGGACAACCGGGTTGCTTACTTGAGAGTTGGGGAAAGGGTTTTGACGCGTGACAATCAAGCCGCAATCGAACAGCAATACGGCTCGCAGGTGTGGAAAAACATTGGGGCGAAAGATCCTGGTTCAATCTTTGGAGCGCGTCACGCGGGAGCTATGCCTTTGACCTTTGGAGCTGGGCGGCAAATCCTGAATGTGAATACAACCCTTTCGAAACAAGACATCGGCGCTCTTTCGAAAGCCAACGCAATCGGGGCCAAAGAGATGCGGGAAACCATCGGGGCCGCAATGGCAGAGGGGGCGAAATATGCGGCCCGCGAATCAAAAGCACTTTCAAAAGCTAAATAAATATGGCCTGGTCAAAAGTTAAAAAATGTAAAAAGCCAATTGGTTGGTGGTATCACAAAATACTATGCGAAATTGGCTATCACTTTTTTGGAAGCACATCAAGTATGTATTACGGTCATTTGGTGATTATGTCAACCAAATACGGCTTTAACTTATATGGCGAACACGTGAGTAAATCAGATAACTAATGCCAATCCAGCAATACCCAACCAGCGGCAACCCTCGCAGGGGCTACGATGTAAACAGCCTCAGCGGCGTACCTATGACTGTTTCGGCAGCATGGGGCGAAACCCTTACTTTCCGTTTCCAAAACCTTGAGGGGCTTATTTCGGCGGGTACATTTGCCAGCCTTGAAATGACGGTTACAAGCGCGAACATTGCGGACGGCACAACCTTTATTTTGGCCGGCCAAACATTCACAGCAAACAACGCCACGCCGTCCAATACCGACGTACTGGTTAACTTCAACCAAGGAGACGCGCTCAAACACGCTCAAAACTTGCAGGGTGCAATTTTATCGAATAGCTTTTTTGCGGGGCGAGTGAGTGTAACCTACGAAAACGTTTTGGGTGATTACATTATACGGGTCAACTGGTTAAGCCGTGGTGAACAATTCCCGGCGGGGTCAACCATGCCAGCACCTTACACGATGGACAGCGAAGTGACCGGGACCGACGTAGAACTTACGCCGGGTTATGCGCTTGTGTACCAGGTTTGGATGAATGACGGCGGGGTTGATAAGCCAATAACCGATTTCCGGGCGGTCACGCCGCAAATAACGGTGGATCAAGAGTACGGTACTTGCGAGTTTGAGGTGAACGACGCCCTACGGCCTTACCTTAAACTTGATCTACCATTTGGCACAAAAAACACCGTTGCGCTCGAGTTCGATGCCAGAAAGCGGTTTTGGATTTTGTACGGGTGGCGCGACACCATCAAAGAAAACGGCCTTTCAAAGACGGTTTTTCACGACCTAAAACAGACGGAAAAAGAGTATGTTGTTTATGCGGCTTTGCAAGAGCAAGACCGATTCGGTATGCGGCTTTACTTTTCGGGGGGCGACGCACCGATTATTCCGGAGGCTTTGTACATGACAAAGCGCCCACACTTCAACGTAGATCGTGACAGCATCGGGTGGCTGTACGCAATTATGGACATTAAAGAACGCCTGGCGCTTCCATCGGTTGAGTACGTTTACTGCGTAGATCGTTGGGACGGGGCCGCATGGGTCAGCGTGTCATTCACAACAATGGGGACGGTAGACGGGATTTATCGAGTGCCAGCGCATCCAAAGAACCTACCTACGGCGCTGAGCTCAGGCGTAACCAGATACCGAACGGAAATTCGTGCCGATGTCAGCGGAACGGTGAACACATACGCCTCTCAGGTATGGGATATTGGCAACTGCGAAAAAGGGATACAGGTGTACTTTCTGGGCGACCTTTGCGCCTTTGAAGATTTTACATTTAACTCAATTGTTGAAGAAGACGAGGTGGTGGATATGGAAATTGCACTTGTGCCTATCCGGCCCTTTGACAATGATTCGCTTTTGAATTACGGAACCAGACTTTCTACGGGCGGGCGGGCCGTGGTGAACACCAAAAACTTTCGCCGCTTTACGGGCTTGATTACGGCCATTTGCGACCTTGAAAGTTTCCGTGTGTACCTGGAATCATTTTTAAAATCCCCTTTGAAGTACGTGCGATTCAAGTCCGAAACCGTGGTAGGCGGCTCTATTTCTACCGCCGAAATCCAGCGTTCAATCTTTATTGATCCGGGTTCGATCAATATTTACAGCGACGGCGATACGGTAGACGCAACGGTATCATTCTATTTCCATAAAGATTTGAATGTACAGCTATGAGCCAAAATATAACCATACTACCCGCCTACGCTTCGCCCGTTTCAACACCGGATATTTTGGCCACATCTGGCGGGCAGCTTGCAATCCAGTACACAGGGGACTTAGAAATTGTGGAGGTTGCGGAGGAACTTAACGACGCTTCAAAACTAAAGGAATCCAGCACGTTTGATACCGATGTGCCATACAACACCCTAAACAGGTGGATTGTGGCAAACTACGGCAAAAAAATACCTGTCCTTGCTTACGCATGGGGGCTTCAACTTCCTGATACGCAGGTGCTTGTGAACGGTTACAGCGAATCAGCAGGCAGCTATGATGTGTCGTTTGTTCGGGATCAAGAGTGGCCGGAATTTCTTAAAAACTTGTCACTAATTGACTTAGACGGGTTTGAGCCGTTCCAAATGTCTGAGGCTTTTATAGACAGCAACCACGCGGGGGACGTTTCCTACACGGGTTCAAACCGAGGCTTTTACACGCCGCTTGCCTACTACGGCGGCCTAAACCGATTCAATGAGGCCAACAGCCTTTTTGAAGTCACCTACGCAGATTTTCGTTTGTGGTTCCACTACGGCAAAATACTAGAGCAGGCATTTTCGGCAGCGGGTTGGTCAATGGACTGCCCAATTCTCAAAACCGCGTGGGGTAAAAGAATGATTGGCTATTTCACAGAGGCCAAAGTTTACGATGGCTATGGGGCAAGCCCGGCGTTTATCAATAACAAGTTTTTCAAAAACAAGCTCCAGCTTGCTTGCTCCAAGGATTACGCTTTTTATGTGGGCAAGACAACAGCCCAGGTAATTACAGGCGTTCAAAATCCAGCGTGGCAAGACAGCGAACGCGTGACCTTTGACGATGACAGTACCGCCCCGTTTTACGACAAAGGCAACGGCGTGGGCTTTGCGGGCGAAGGATTTTACAACACGGCGGGCGGGGTAATCCAAGGCTACAACGGCAAATGGAGCTACCACATAAAGCTCCGGATTACGGGCGGCGCTTCGCCCATCTTGGCGCAATTTGGAATAGTGATCAGCGACATTTCGGGCCCGGTAAACTATACCGAAACCGTCTTTTATAATGAGGGTGGCGAGGTGATAGGTTCCGATTCTTTGACCATTACCGTGCCGGGTGGTAGCGTAACAACTGAGCTCAATTTTTACGTCAAAGTTGAATCTGTTTTGGCCTTCCGTTTCATTTCCCCTGCGTTCCTGTTTGGGGATGGCGTTGGATTGACCATTGAACCAGGAAGCACAATTGAGGGGCATGGGGAGTTTGTTTTTGTGACCACAAATTCTATCCTAAACCAGTCCTTAAACGACAACGAAAACAACACGATCTTTTTCCCTCAGTCTTGGCTATCCAGCAGCCTAAAAGCAATCGAGGTTTTAGAATCCTACTGCCATCGCACAAACTCAAAAATCTACACAGACAGGGCGCGTAAAATTGTCGGCATTTACACGGAATCGGAAGTGCCCACCTACGGCGAAGAAACGGAGCCGTACTACTTCAACGACATCGGGCAAGACCTTACTGGTATGCAGATCCTTGATTCTGCAACGGTTGATTTAAAGGAGGCCACAGCGCCCGCAAAATATGTAATCGGGTTCAAAGAAACCTCAGACGCTTACATTGAGACGGTCCAAA